CTGGATTAAACCGTACCCACCACGAAGGCAGCGATCGTAAGGAACGATAGCACCACCCTCGCAAACATTGGGACGGAAGTTTGATTCCTGTTGAATGTTACCCAAGATGACTGCCAGGGCAACAGGGTCTGTAATATCCGCTTTAACTTGCAGTTGTTCTAGAACGTATTGTTGCGCTGGAGTGCAGGTGGGACATTCAATCATAATAATCAGAAGCTATATTTCACACCTGCCTTGGTGCCATAGCTGTTCACGTCATCGAAAGCAGCAGAGATTTCACCATAGACAGAAAGCTTATCGCTAGCAGCAACCGAGCCAAAGACCTTACCAGTCAGGATAGTCTCAGCTTCACCGCCATCAGGGGAGATAACGGTAGGACCACCTTGAAGACCAAAGGAAGCTGCACCGGAGGAGCCTTCGTAACCAAGATGGAAGTCAGTAGCAGTGCCGGTATAATCAGAACCGGTGAAACCGCTGTTGGCTTCGATGTTAGCGTAGGGACCAGCCAGAGCAGGAGCAGCAGCAATCAGGGTTGCGGGGAGGATAGCAAGGAATTTCATTTGATTTTGAGTTTGTTTTTCTTAGCAGTTTTAGCGGCGCGTTTAAAGTTAGCAGCCGTGGGTGCGCCAGATGACCCAGGCTTCCTCATTTTTTCACCACTGCCAGCAGCAATACGTTTGCGTTTAGCGTGGATGTTTGCGTAAAGACCAGGCTTAGCCATTACTTTTTCGTCCCTTTCTTAGGGGGACGACCTTTTTGTGAACCGTAGGTTCCTTTACCTTGAGGCATTACCAAATACCAGGAATAATTTGACCAGTCAGCGCGTAAGCGCCAAGAGCAGCCATGACACCAAGCATAGCCAGGCGACCATTGAGCTGCTCAGCTCGTTCGTTATGTGGGACACCGTAGGGATGATCAGTCATAATGAGGGGTGGCTCTTTAGCCCAGATGTTTGTGTCGTTCATTAGAATTTAAGATCAGATCGGGCGAGCTTCTGCATGATTTCGTCACGGTATGCAGGGTCACGATCGTACCTAGCATCGGACATTGCCCGTACAACTTCTGCTTGACTCTTGAATGTGTCAGCAGGAGCTGCAGCTTTACCTTGAATCATTTTACCTTCATAACCGTTTGCATCAGTGTAACGTGCTTGAAGACCAGCAAGTGCCAAGTTAATGGCAGCAACGTTACCAGAATCAACAACGTTATCAAAGGCTTGAATCTCAGCTTCAGAGAAGTTTTGTGCTGCCCAACCAACAAGTTGTTGATAAGCAGCTTCACCGCCTACAGAGTTTTGAATACTGTTGATGTCCTGTTGAGTCAGTTCAACTGCTTGAGGTGCATCCATTGCAGGAAGACCTTTCTCATACTCAAAGTAAGCTTGGATCAATTCCTTGCTGGACATCTTTTCAAACTCAGCCAAGGTCTCAGGACTCAGTTCACCTTTCGAGTTGAATTCTTCTGAAGCCCGACTAATGGCTTCGATTTGCGAAGAATACTCAGACGGTTCTTGCTGATCTTCAGTTTCTGATTCCGACGTTTCTTCTTGTCCATCACGTGAACCAAGTTTCTTTTCAAGTTCGATGTAAGCTTTCTCAAGCTCTTGTGCATCTTTGTACTTTCCAGCCAACCGAGCGTTAGCTTGGTTGATCATCTCTTCTCCAATAGCCAGAGACTCAGCTTCGTCGGATTCAATAGCACCGACAATTTCGGGATCACCGGCTGGATCGTAGGATAGAATTTCTGCCATAGTTATTGCATTGGTGGAACGACGTCCTCACCCATTACCGCGTTGACAGTTTCACCTGCCATCGGATTCTTGGATGGATCAGCCAGTGGAGCTTTGAGGAGTTGACCAGCTTGTTGTGCCATCATCATATCCTCTTGCTGCTGTGCAGCATCATCTTGTTCTTGTTGAATCTGCTCCATAGACTTAACAAGATTCAGTACATCAATACCTTGTGCTGCAGCCAGACGCTTGATAGCTTCGTCAGCATTGATGTATTGCATCAGTGCCTCAGGTCCAAGTGTCTGAGCAATAGTCATGATGAAGGAAGTGAGAGACTCACGATCTTGACCACGACCAAGAGCATTGATACCTGCAACAATAGTAGGATTGACCAGATCTTTAG